GTTCCAATTGTCGGTGCATCAAACGTAATACGGAATGCTTTTTCTCCAGAAGTTCGAGCAAGGAACATCTTGGCTCAAGCCGCTGGGCCAGAGATCGCACAAATACGGGCCGTGGGTGCTGCCGCCCCAGAGGGGCTTACCGCCGCTCAAGCCATTGCCGGAACGGATGCTAAAGAGTTGCAGGCAATTGCAAAACAAATGCAAGAGCGCAGTGCATTGCGTTTGACAGGGCCTAAGTTGGTGGCCCAACAAGCGGCTCATGAAAATGTCTTAAATCGTCTTGCTGGCGGAGCAAATCAAGCGGAATCAATTGGCAGAACTAAAGAAATGTCTACGGCTCTGCGAGGCCAGACGATTCCAGTTCTTGAACAATCTCTGTCAAATGCAAACACAATTACAAAGACATTAACTGAACTTGAGGCATTAGCACCCAAGTTAAGTAAGCAAGCCGCCCAAGAAGTAGAAAATGTCAGAAGACTAGTTAAGGCTGGTGATATTGCGCAAGCTAGTGCCAAGTTGACTGCAATCAAAAAAGGCATGCCATATTGGGATGCTTTATATACATACCCGGCCAAACTCGGCAGAAAAGCTGATGAATGGGCAACTCAAGCCGCCGGTAAATCATTGGAACTTGGCGCTGAAGCTAGTCAAGCCGCTGGAACAGCACAAGCTATGCGGGCTGCTGGCATTGAGCCTTTGACGGCAGATACGTTAACGAACAAGATCAGGTCTGTTCTGACGGTTGAGCAAACAGGCAATAGCACTCTTAGTGCTGGCGTCAACAAAGTCATTGATGATATCAACAAGGCATCATCAGAAACTGGGGTTGTTGATGCTCGTGCGTTGTACGCAATCCGCAAAAACTCCGTTGGGGAATTCATCAAAAAACTGTTCCCCGGCGCAATGGATTCAGCCCAAAAAGCTGAAGCCGCGAGGATCATGGCTGAAATCAATCCAATTATTGATGACGCTATCGCAAAATCTGGCGGCAAAGGCTTCAAAGATTACTTAAAAACCTATTCTGAAGGCCAGAGGGCAATTGAAAAGACAGAAATGTCTGCCTACTTGCGTGATCTTTACAAGAAGGATCCCAAAGCATTCGTTGATGTTGTAAATGGGAACAACGTCAAAGCAGTGCAAGATATCTTCGGCGCAACAAAATTTGACATCAACACAGAAATGGGGCAATCGTTAATGAGGCAACTGCGCCCGATTGCCGATGATGTTATGAGAACGGAAAGAATGGGGCAATTGGCGAAAGAGGGTGCCCCTTATGCAGGGGAGATCATCCAAAGGAATCAACCTGTGTTTAGGGTTCCGGGAGCGATTCCAAAGTCTACTGCTGCGAATGCCGTTCTTGCAACAATGCAATCAAGGCTTCCATCCAAAACCTTGGACGCTCTTGAAAGAGCTTTGGTCTCAGGCAAGTCTTTGAGTGAAATTTTGGCTGTTCCCATGCCACCAAAAGACAGAGCCGTGCTTAAGGCTTTGTTAAGCCAATTGCCAAAGGCTCCAGCAGTGGTAAATTCGTTATCTGGCGAGAACAGAAACAGCTTAACTCAACAGTGAACCGTTATGGAAACCCAATTCATCTTCAACATTGCCGTCAGCGTAGCAGGCTTCTTCGGGGGCTGGATCTTGAGTCACATCTACCGGGCTATTGAGCGACTAGATATGGACATTCGATCAATGCCCTCCCGGTACGTTCGGCGCGATGATTACAGGGATGATATGGGCGAAATCAAGGTTTTGTTGGGCAAGATTAGCGACAAGTTGGATCACAAGGTAGATAAACCATAATGCTCACACTCATCAGCACCATCTGTTCCTTCTTGGCTGGCGGCTTGCCTAAGTTCTTGGAGTTTCTCCAAGATCGAGGGGACAAGCGCCACGAGCTTGAGCTGTCAAGAATGCAGATGGAGCGTGAGTTGCAGTTGCGCAAGCTGGGCTTTGATGCCCAAGCGAAACTGGAAGAGATACGGAATGTTCAGGTTGAGATGGAGACCGCCAATCAGCAGATCCAAGCAAAGATTGGCGCCCAATCTGAGGAGGCAAAAGCCCTCTACATCCACGACGCAGCCATTCAAGACGGCACTAGTACTTGGGTCAGGAACCTGCGGGCAAGCGTGCGACCTGTCATCACCTATGGGTTCTTTTCGCTGCTTGTGTTGATAGACATCGGGATATTTATCCACGGCGTCAGGATGGGCGCATCGTTCGACAGCCTGGCCGCTCAGCTATGGGATGAGAACACCCAGGCCCTGTTTGCATCCATCATAGCGTTCCATTTTGGTGGTCGAGCCTTCGGTAAATGAAGACATCCAAGGCCGGCATAGACCTCATTAAACACTTTGAGGGTGTCCGGCTTAAGCCTTATTTGTGCCCTGCTATGCTCTGGACGGTTGGAGTGGGGCACGTTCTTTACCCTGAGCAGCATTACCTATCGTTGGACGGTAGGCGACACCTGCCGTTAAAGCTGGAACATCGGCGCAGTTTCACACAGGATGAGGTGAATGGACTTCTACGAAACGACCTTTATCGTTTTGAATCGGGCGTGGCAAGACTATGTGGAGCAAACCTGCCGCAACATCAATTTGATGCTCTGGTTAGTTTCGCATTCAATCTCGGGCTTGGCACCCTGCAAAGATCAACCCTCAAAATGAAACTGACCCGAGGCGACATAAACGGCGCAGCGGATCAGTTTCTAAGATTTAACAAGGCAGGAGGAAAGATCCTGCCTGGCCTGCAACGTCGTCGAGTTGCAGAAAGATTGTTATTTCTTGGCTTACAAATAAATGCCAAAAAAGATAACTATCAAGAACCCAAAAACAGTTAATTTTGAGACAGTGCAAAACATCTTGTACTCCGCACAAGAGCAGAGAGACTTATTGCAACATGAGCCAGTGCAATTCATACGATCTCACCTTGTAATCGTTTGGCAACCAAAGTTGCATATCCTGCAATGTCAACCCAACTATCCACATAGTTTGGATCACCGTTGACAATGCGCCCAAGTTTATGGGCGATCATTTCCAGCGCCTCAGCTTGATCGTCTGACAGCTTATAGTTCATGTTGGCAAACATTGTCCTTTTGAGCTCTTGGGTAATTCTTGCGTGCTCAACAAATTTCCCGTAACGCTCTCCGCGTTCTTGCAGTGTTGTGTCAATGTCCATTGTTTCCTCTTATGTTGATTTAAATCTCATTTTGATTGGAACACCAAGCTGGAACACGCTGTTTACCATCTTGGATTTTTTCTGCTTGTACCGCCGTTGGTTTTCAGCAGGCGATGCTTTTGGCATCAACTTGTCCTTCTTGTCGCCTATCGCGTAAATCGGTCTAGGATACCGCCTAGCTCCTTCAGAATCGTAAGTCCAGTCAAGGATATACACCCGTTTTGGTTTAGTAACGCTTTGCCTCATTAAGCGGCCAAGAATTGCACCGCTGCTGGTCATCGGGCCGAACTCCTTTAATGCCCTCAGCATATCTTCGCCTCTGCCTTGTTTTTTTTGCATTAGATTTCTCGAATTTAATGGCGGGGGCGCTTGGCTCACCAAGTCTTACCTTTTAAGACCCCCAAAAACTTACAGCAGCTTTTCTATCTTGGCGTCAACGATGCCATCACAATGCTCAATGATGAACTCGCCAACTTGCTGGGCAGTCATCAAATTCTGCTCGAACTGCTTAAAAGCCCACAGAATTTCACCGACGTCAATCTCGGCAGAGTCCATATCATTCAAAACTCGAGCACGTGCGCCTTGATATCTTTTTTCCGCTTCCTCTTGACGCTTGAAATATTCGTTCAGATCGGTGTCGTTAGAGCAAAACATTTGGAGTCCTTCCGGTTGTTTGGTTGCGGTGTGTGTATTGTGCAGATTTGACAACACAATGTCAATTATTTATTGAACGGTCTTACAACAATGTCATCCTTTCGGCCCCTGCCTGCCAGTAGATCCCTGAACCTAGCCTCTGTTCTGACGTGGCATTGCATTAACGTCCTGGCGGGCACCGATGTGATGACTTCCGCATAGTCTTCCAAGACAGCCCGGAGTGCTGCTATCCCCTCTCCGGTAAGCCTGAGCACATTGTGCTTCTTGTAACGCTCTCCAGCCTCAGCAAGGGCTTTTATGGCGTCATTCAGTAGACCGCTGGCATCTGAACACACACCCATTTCGGTCAAGGTCTCCATCATGTTCACGGCATCAGAGCAGGCAATCCAGTCGTGGAACGTTGGTGCCTCGGCTTGCTCAAGCGACCTAAGCCCCTCGTACATCTTGAGCAAGTGATGCCTTTGCTTTGCCTTCGGGATAGGCTCTGTTGCACTAGCCATCAACAGATCCCAATGCGAGTAGGTTGGGCGATCTCTATTCTTCTTCATTGCAGAATTCCAAGATGTGTTCTTTTGCAACTTCGGCGCCTTTGCATACGAGAACCAGGTAACCAATGTTGCGCAAGTAGGCTATCCAGTCCGTCTGTTCTGGGCTAATTACTCCGCCCTTCTTGCGCTTCATCTCAATCCAGACGTTCCATTCAGGGATGAACAGATCCGGTACACCTGCTGACACGCCTTCAGCCTTTAACCTGGCAGCGGTTGAAATGCTTCTGGCTCCTCCGTTCGGGATTGCAATGATCCGCACCCCTTTGCAATGCTGGCGGAACCACTTCACGAACTCTCGTTGTTCTTCGTGTTCTGTTGGGATGTCATTCTTCTCCATTGATTGCTTTCTGTATGAGTTCCATTTTCATCTGCAAATCAACAAGTTGGTACAGAGCAGACCGATATCCCTCCCATGCTTGCTCTGCACGTTTACGCTCTACTTCCAACAGCCTAGATATTCTTTCAAATTTCAGTTTTTCTTGCTTGTTCAAAATGGAACCTCCTCTATCCACTCAGGACAAGAATTTAAACAATTGGTAAATTCATCAGGCGGTTTCACATCAAACAGCGCACACCACCCAGCTTCGTTGTAGTTGTCGCAAGTGTGGCAACACCTCGGCACGGGTTCTTTCTTTCTTGCTCTGAACAGTACGACAACTTCAGGTTCTGGCGGTCTGCTCATTTCC